CTTTATCTTGTTTTTTTTAAGAATCTCACCAATCCTCCTTTCGCCTTTCGTCGAATTACTCCGCCTTAATTTTAACAATTGGCTTCTCATCTTCTTATTGTTCCAAACTCGGAGAAGCAGAGTTTGGATTATCTTGAGGTTTTTGAGCGTTGTCCTCGCTTAAGGCTTCCTTCTTATTCTCAATCTCGAGAATTAGGTCGCCTCTTGTCACGACAGACTCATTAAAGTTGACATTTAAACTTTTGGCAACTTCGATAAGCTCCGCCCTGTTCATGTATCTGAGCTTTTTCTCCCCTGGTTCTGCATTCGCTTTTTCAACGTCTGCTTTACTTAAAAAACCAGCTCTTACATCATCAGGATTCATTCCATCTTCATGGATTGCTTTTATTTCAGCAGGCGTCCATGAAATCCCTAATGATTTTGCACGATTTTCTTTTACCAGTTTTGCCCAATTAATAATAGTCGTCATGATGTTATTAGATATTAGTTTAACCCGCTAGGGCTCGGATTTTTTGAGGAAACCCGAGAAAACCTACCATTTTTATTATGGATTTAACGAGACTAACTGTTGTCGCCTTTGGAACCTGCAATGTATGCAGGGAATCCTGTACCGATAGCGTAGAAGAAATCAATAGAATATTCCCAGTTTTTATTCTCGTATACTTGCTCTGGAGCGTCCAGTGAAGGGCGTTCAGCAAATAGACAATTGAGAGTTTCCTTGATTCCAGTGCCATCATACAGATACCAATATGCGTTAGCGTCGGTTCCAGCAGCTGAGAGAGCCAAACGCGGCCATACCAACACTTTGATTTTTCCTTTCAAAGGATTGAGGTCGTTGTTTGCACTTCCAGGAAGATACTGTGAGTTGCAAATACGTTCTGCGATGTCCTGAAGTTCAGGCGAGACCACGAGGGTATCATATCTGATAGGTCGAACAAGGTTGTTCGGGTCCTTATGCTTCAAGCCTTGAGCTATCATATAGACAATTGCTTGTCTTGATAGTGCAGGATTGGTATTTGTTCCGTCAGAGATTATGTTCGAGAAAGTGTTGCTCGTTACAGGGTTGGAGTGAGTTGCATGAAATAATTCGAGTCCATCAGGTCCGACAGAGGCAACCGTTTCGCCATAAACATCTTGATAAGATGTCGACCACCCATTAATGAGTCGGTCAGCAAGGCTTTGGTCAACTTTGTCAAACGCGTCGTCAGAGATAGAACGGACGATACTTTCAATTTGATTGTGCAAATCGAATTTTCTCATCGCTTTCGTCACATTGACGATTGCGCCGTAATATTCCTGAGTCCAACTAATGTCATCTCCTTGTTCAGCATCCACCTTAGGCAAGTCCTGGCCAGAAGCTACCTTCTTAATACCAGAAATACCATGGAGAACGAGATGGTCGTAAGTTCTGCGTTCGGTGTCGAACACATTAAATACGCTAAATCCTACGTTCTCTGAAACTTTTCGCTTGGCCACCTCGTTAAATATGCTTTGCAAATCATCGGTTAAAGCCGAAAAATCTGAAACTAGAATAGGCATATATTTTACGCGATATTATGAACAAAATACCCCAGCACCTTTTTATCGGCAGCTGCTCCGACGGTATCAATGACATAAAATATGTCGGTTGAAGACGCGTCGTCATTAAGAGTATCATGGTCAGTCAAGTCGTAATAAGTTCCCCGCTCAGCAACTGCGGAATTTCCGGCACAATCGCCCTCAAATTGAACGCCATCGGTAATTATGCAAATGATGTCAGAGTGAGCACCACCAGCTGTTACCTTATCTTCCATTGCAACAAGACGAACCTCAGTTGTTCCAGAGGTTGCTCTTTGCAGATAACCACCAGACCAATCCAAAGCATCACCCTTAGCAATCGTAGTTGAAGAAGCTGTTCCATTTTTTACACAGACAATTTTTCCAGAATCGTATCTAATCGGTTTAAACATATATTTTGACTTGGATTTTAATTAAATCGCAAAATGAATGTCGACCGCTATTTGTACCATTCATTCACCGGTTGTTTTTTCGGTATTATCGATTTTCTTTCCGGTGGCGTTCCGCCCTTATTCGCACCAGAACCAGCTGGAATTTGTTTATCGCCAGAGAGTTTAGAAGCGGCTTTTTTACTTTCCTCTTCATCGACAATTGCTTGTCCTCCCTCGTTAAACAACCAATCGGCCTTAGCTGCCTTAATCGCTTTGACAAATGCAGCGGATGATGTGTCGCCAACGGGATTTCGATAACATTTCATTATCTCATCCCAATGGGTATTGACTACCTCATCTTTTTCAGCCTCTGATATCGCAGCCTTTTGATTAAGTTCTACCTTAGTCACTGGCCTCGTATCATCTGATTCGGTTTTAGCTGGAGGAGTAACATTACTTTTTTTAAAGGTCTTGAGCTTCTCTTTTGTCGAAAGGAGCCCGGCCTTATAATGTTCTTTGTCGCTTTTCAGCTTCTCCAGTTGCGCTTTGGTTAAGACTACCGTATCATCTCCAGCATCGATTTCTTTTTCATCGAGCACGGTGTCCTCGTGTTTCAGAGTTTCATCTAGCTCTTTGTCCAAGTTATCGGCGTCGGTTGATTCGGGCGTTTTTTCTTCTGGTTGGCCAGTTCCAGCGGGAGTTTTCTCTTCTCCCTCATTAAAGCCAAGTGTTCTATCTCCCATATTTATTAAACCTTATTTTCACCTATTGGTTCTAAACGGGATAGGTCAGCACCCGCATGTTAGATATTATCCAGGTCCCGGATAAAGGACTGGGTTTCATTCACTTTACGTGCCAAAAAGGCGGAGCAATTTGGCTTTCAAGTGAATGAAACTCAAGCCTCCAAACCAAGCTCCGCCTTGGATTTTTATTCAGTTTTTTTCTTGTCTCCTTCTGAATCTTTAACTTCCTCGAACGCATTACACCAATCATCATACAACACCGCACCACGACCCGAGAAATCATCATCGCTTTTTAAAAGCAAATCTCGAATTGCATACACACTTTCCGCGTTTGCCGGCGTTACATCTATTATCATTTCTTCCTCGATATACTCGGCCCATTCTTTATTAAATCCATTACTATCAACAATCTTGTATCTCTTATTTGGTGATGGCGTTGAATCAGTTGTCTCGGTTTCTTTAAATTCAACACTTTTAACACCCTTCTTATCGACGGTTTCGACTTGTTCACCAACAACATAGACTGTTTTACCTTCTTTATTCTTTTCAGAATATTTGGCAAGCAAATCCTGTTTTGTTTGATTAATTTCCTTGATTCTATCAATCAACAACCTGACAAACCTAGTCCTATTTCTGCTTATTTTTCCATGAAGTTTCTGATTCTCGAGCCATGTTTGGATGCTCGGTGTTCCAGGAATATCAATAAAAAAATAATTCTTCAATTTCAATATTTTCATTTTCGTGATTTAAGCTCTTGTTTGAGCTTTTTTAACCGTTTATCTTCTTTTTTCCAGGCTTGGTCGACCCTTTGCAGTAGCAGAAGAACCTCGAGGCGTTGCCCGATGCTCAATTGATAATTATCTGCACTCAAACCTATTCCTATTGTTTTCAAAATTTGGAGATCTCTCTTCCGAAAATATTCCCTGAATCCCATGTCACCGTACTGCCTAACTAGCCAATCATCTATCTTCTTATCATTGATGCCATGATATGTTTCATCGTTCTTGAGAAGTTTGAAAAATATCTTAATTAATAGTTTCCGCCACATATTAATTTATTCCGGCTCTTCAACCGCATTGTCGGCTGATATTGCCTTTAATTGTTCATTATCTTGTTTTCTTAATTCTTCATTCATCACTCCTTGCTTTTGTTGTTTTACCTGTTCATCTTTCATTTGATTATATTGGTCGAGTTTTTTTGTATATTTTCCTGGTTTGTCGTCGTATGCTTCACAAATCTGAGTAAAATATTCTTTTTGATTGAGCACGACAATTTGCGGAAATAATTTCGCAATTGTTGATACTTTCTCTAATATTTCTGCCTGTTTTCGTCCTTGACTCTGTTTGATTAAACTTGCCGGAATAACCTCAATATTCACCCTGTAATTATCCAAATAATCCTCAGGAACAACACGCTTCTTAAACGCTATACCTTCCCTTCTCATCATCTCTTCTTCAACTGAAACTTCACGTTGAATTTTCGCCTTATCTTTTAACGCAAAGTTTTTAAATTGAATTGCAAGAATTCCAATCTCGCCGGTTTCTCTGTCTAGTGTTGCATTATCAATCACATATGTCCTGTACACCTTCAATTGTTTGTTATCTTCAACAATAGTCCTTGGTTGTGGATAATTCAATTGAATATTCGCGAGTCTTAAACTAAACTTTTGTCGCCATAAATCAGCAATCATTTCTTTGTGAATAAGACGTAACTCTTGAATATGCTCTTCAGACAAAACAATTTCTCTCGCTGTTGCGTTTTTCTTTGTCAACATATTCGGAAGCGCCGGTGCGGCGTCAGTTATTTCTTGACTGATAAGTCTAAGCATTTCAACATCACCCGTATTAATTCCCTGAACGGGAACCTCTTTTACTTGATTTACATCTTCAACAGAAATTTGTGTTGAATCAGTTACCCATTTATCTTCGAGATTGAATGCGTCTTGATTTACTCTTCCGACGAGAAGTCCCGGTTTCATGCTCTTCCATTGTTTATCGAGCATGTTATTCCTAGTCGTCTCATAATCGTCAACCTTCCCCGCCATTGAATCAGTAAAACTTTTACCATATGCAAAATGTTTATTCACAAACGGTTCCCATATTGCTTTCGCAAATGGATAAACTTTCTTACCATTCACTCGCCACAACAACGGCGCATCCATTAATATAACACCATTCGCAATAATTAAATAACTATCGATAAGACGATTATAATATCGAATCACTTCAATCGGTTGCTTTTCATTTGTTCTTTGCTTCCATTTACTTTGATAATAAAAATTGTCAGTATCGGCATCTGTCAATTGAGCAGATGTTTTAACAAACTTCGCGTCTGGATAATTACCAAACTCATAATTAAAAAGTTCTTCATCATAATATCTTATCCAACACAAATCCGGTTGATCTTGAATATTGTGAATATAAAAATCTCTAAGATATAATTCAAGTGTCGGCATTAAAAAACTCAAACACTTGTCGTCAACATCAACCTCTTTCTCATAAAACTCGACCCGACCGGTAATTGCGTCATAACTCTTAATAAATTTCTGTTTGTATTTCGTTTTTAAATAACCCTCATATTTGAATACCGTTCCTTGACTTCCACACTCCCAACTTTCCCAAAAATTCTCAATGATTGGATTTTCTTCCTGCAAATAAGACCCATTAATCAACCACTTTGCCGTCTCCGCTCTATCAAAATCAAGCACATTATTTTCACCATATGCTTTTACTTCCATCTCGGGAACTTCAAGCGAAAAACTTGCCATCACTTTCTTCATCGCATCCCTAATTATCGTCGTTGGGTTGTTTGCTTGCCACTCTTCTTTCGGAGGATCGCACGAATCATTCGAAACAGCATAAACATTCAATCGTTTATTGTTACAATCAAGATATTGTTTGAGTGTTTTGCTTCCAAATTCATTATATTTCTGGCTTTTCACATCTATCATTTCAGCAGCCGCTTTATAAACCTTACTTCGCATATTTATCGCTCTCTCGTTTGGCCTGTAAGAATAACTTGTCTTTTCAGCAGGAGTAACGACAATGCTTTCTTGCAATTTTTTATTTGGCATTTTATCTTAAACCTGCTCTTCTTGCTCTCATTTTTTCTTTCATCATCTTCCGCAAAAAGAAACGGTCTTCATTTGTTATTGGATTCATTGGAAACGGCTTAATCATTTGTGGCATATATGCTTCTGCATCCACCACATCATCCGTCATGCCTTGTGGGAAGTTCATTTGTTCTTCCTCAAGGTCTTTACATTCGCCCGTGATATGAAATATCGTATGGCTTTCATAATACGGAAGCAATGCCCTGACTCTGCCTTCCTTTGAAATCCCCTTATGTTTTAACGGAATTATCAATGGAAACTTATTCCTGAGTCTGCACTCTTCATCGAAAAATGGCTTAATCACTTTTAAATAAATTGTCTCTTCAACCCCGACTGCCTCTAAATTATGGAATGTCCACAATGAGAATATATCATTTATCAATTGGAGAGGACTCTCTTTCACTCGCCACGCCTTA